GTACGCTTCATGCATGTTGTGCATTTGCGGATTAGATGTTGCCATTTGCATTTGTGTTTGTGCCAGCGTTACACGCTGAGACATAGAAAAAATGTTCGGATCAGAAACGGGAAGTATATCGACGCGCTCATCAAAGTCTTGTTGTTTAATAACTCGATTGCCGCCACGAACAGCATAAGGATACTCAGCAGGTAAACTTTCAGCAAAGACTCTTGATAGTAATTTAAATTCAACTTTTTGTGCGTAATGTAATCGTTTATGAATCGCGTTCATCACTTTCGTGCCGCGTTCCATGATTGCCATTGTTGTGCCTACAGGATTGGCCTGTGAGCCTTCACCCATTTTGTTATCCGCAATAGACGCAAAACGTCTACCTGCTTCAACAACAAAACCTAGTAGTTGAAAAAGAGTTGCACTTGGTTCCTTGTACGGTATCAGCATTAGGGATTCGCGGATCGCGCCTCCCGGTGCATCTACATCTCTGAATTCTCCGGGCTGGAGGGGTTGATCATCGTCTCGAACGCGCAGCCCTCTTGCTTTAAAGCCTGCAGGGAGATTGGACAACGTACCAGCATCAATGAGTTGACGTAAGGCTGATGTCGCAGTTCTTGAGAGACCTCCGAGCATGTGGATAAGACCAAAGCCATAAAAACCAAGGCCGGGTAAAAACTTATAGTGAACAAAGTATTGTATCTTTTTACGAAGAGGATCTGTTTCAGCATAGTTTCTATATATAGATAATACTTTTCCAGACCCTTCGTCAACAGTAACAACATATGGTAATTTTATACCAGTTGCTTCTCCTGTTTGCGAGTTCTTATCTTCGAAACCCGGTATGTCCAAATCGCAATGAAACTCTAAAAGTACTATGTCCTCCGCGTTTTGTGTTTCTGTTACACCGTCTAGTTCGTCGTATTTTTTTCCCGCGTCATTTTTTTCCATTGGTGACATGCTGACATCAATGTCGCGGTACATACCGCTTACTTGTTTTTTGCGCAGTTCGTTGCCCATTGTTTTGACAACGTGCGTAATACGTTCGCATGATTCCATGTCCGTTGATACATATGGCATGACCACATCTTCGGCTGGAACAAATTTGGAAACGGCTCTATCTTTAACCGCGTCATAATAAACTTTTTTAAAGGAACTACCCGCTAGTGGTAAGTGAAATAACATTTGATCGAGTTCTTGATCGTATTCTTCCATTTCATAACTAATTTGATAGTTCATGAATTCTTTAACACGTTGTGATTGTTCTTCGACCTGTGGTGTTATCTCTCCCACTATTTGTGTGCGGATAGGACCCTCGGGAGGTAGTAACTCTTTATAAGCTTGCGCTTGAAATTGGGTAACGGTTTCTGCTAGTAACGGGTGAGTAACACCGGTTGCACCAGCAAATGGTTTTGTTCTGTCTTCGTATTTAAAGCCGAGTAAGTCTAGGCCATCGGTATATGTTTTAAGCCAATCGGACCGCGCGTCTTTATCATATTCATAATCGGAAACTAAGTCATTAGCTAAAGCTGTTAATTCATCATCCGGAATTAATTCTGCAAGGTTCGCGTTAAACGCGCCTTCCATAGAGGTATCTTCTGCAGGGTTCACGATTGCTGAACCATCGTCCAACATCAACGCATCACCGTCCGTCATTGGTGATGTAATTTCTTGTTCCACTCCTTGCTCTATTTCTAGATCAATAAGTTCTGGATTATTTTTTTCTATAGCCATTAATTATCCTTTAAACTCTTCATCTAAATTTTTTCTTGCAGGAACAACATCTTCTTGATTAATTTTTCCACTAAGTATAGCATCAATTTGTGGTTGAGAATATCCTTTGCCCCAAAGAAAATCAAACATTTTCATATATTTTGCGCCGCCATCTTCACGTTGCTCTGGAGCAAATGCATTTTTTCTTATATTTTTAATTAAATCTATTAAACCACCAAACATTTCACCTTGCGGCTTGGCTTCTTCTTCCATTACAGATTGCTGCCTGCTTCTTGGAACAACTCCGCCTACTTCATATCCAAGTGGTCTTATCATTTCATCCATATTCATCATACCGCCTCCTGCCATTTTTATATCTTCTTCATTATCTTTAAAACCCATAATATTTGATGGAGTTAAAATATCCGATGCATATCCAATTCCGGTTATTGGACCAAGCATTCTAAATCCAAGGTTTCTAACAAAGGACATTCCTTTTTTTAAAATCATTGGATATTTTTTTGCAATCTCTTTCATGATAAATTTTAATTTTTCTTCACTTGTTCCTGTTTTAGGAAAAGCTTTATTGGCATTTTTTTGTATTTGAGATAAATCTTTTGATAATTGAATTTTTCCAACTTTATCCCCACGTTTAAATAAATCTTTTTCTAGTTCTTTAATAGGATCAGATAATTTTACATACTTGTCACTTGGATTAACTCCTTTATTTAAAAGTTCTAATGATTTTTCACCGCCTGTCGATCCTATTGGTGGTAGTCCTTTACTTTTTAAATAGTCGCTCCATACTTTATTATTTTTATATTCCCAAGCACCTATAGTATCCCAAAGAGATTTTCCCGATCTTGCTGTTGCTGTTGCAAATCCTGCAGGTCCTTTAACAGGTTCAATAGGACTTGGCTTAATAGTTTGTTTTGCTATTCTTTTATTTGCTTGTGTTACTTTATCTACCATTTTATTTTTCCATCGCAGTGGCGGCTTTCACCGCCATGCGACTAACCCAGTCAGAGGTGTGTGCGTTTGAGGCCGACTGGTAACTGTTTAAACTCATTAATAATATTCTCTCGGTTCCGTGTTCCGTGGTTCGTCGTAGTAGTCATCGGGAAGTTGAACAAAGTTGCCTTGGCGGTATCGCATGAGAGCTTGCGTGGTTGAATCCACGTAGTCATCATGGTCGCCAAAAGGGAAAGCTGCACACTCCTCTATAACGTCCTGCGCCCACCTTTCGTCCGGACACCATACTTGGCCCGATTCAAACATCGGCGCTACTGAATTGACCCGAACATGTTTATCGTTTCCTCTGCTTGGCGTATAATTCACAACGGGTATTCCCGATGATCTTAACTCATCCGTCAGCGGAAGTCCAGAAGCTTTTGCTTCCACGATTACTGTTTCCGGTTCCCAGTATTTATATTTCTCCATAGCACGCTTTTTTAGTTCTGTAAACTCCCATCTTCCTTTTTCTGCATCTAATAATATAATATGCGGTTTCGCTTTATTTGGCGGCGTAAAAATGCCCCACGTTGTAATCGCCGAGTAATCGGCTGTTTCTTTTTTGCTGTACGCGGTGTCATAGGATTGTATGACATGGATCAAGTCCGGCACGTCGTCCTCTTCCCATGTTTTCCACCACTCTCGCTTAATGATAGAGCCTTCCTCCGCTGTTGGATTTTGCTGCCATTGCGCTTGCCATTTTTGCTCGGTTAACGAAGCACGGGTCGCGGTCAGTGAATCAATATCCCAGTACTCTGGCCAAATAGGTTTGTTGCTTGGTAATATAGCCGGAAACTCTATGAGTTCCCACTGGTCGGCTTTGGGTTCTTTTGCTTGTGCGTCAATCAATCTGCCTGTTAAATCTTTCACGGACCACCGTGTCATAACAATAACGATCGCACCGCCCGGTTGCAGACGTTGTCGTGGTCCCGATGTATACCATTCGTAGGCATTATCAAACGCTGTTTCGGATAGCGCGTCTTGCTCGGAGTGCGGATCATCAATGATCAATAAGTCTGCACCACGGCCCGTGATACTGGAACCAACGCCCGCTGCAAAGTACTCGCCGCCCTTGTTTGTTTCCCAACGGCCAGCCGCTTTACTGTCCACGGAAATGGAGACTTCATCAAAGATTTGCTGATAGATTTGACTGTCAATAAGGTTTTTCATCTTACGACCGAATCTCACCGCTAGTTCTGTATTGTGTGTTGTTTGAATGATCTTGAGTTGCGGATTATTGCCCACGAGCCACGAAGGAAATAGAAAGGACGCAAACTCAGATTTCGTGTGCCTAGGTGGCATGTTCACGATCAATCGCTTTATTTTTTTATTTTTTATGTCCTCAAATTTTTTTGCAATTTTTAAGTGATGATACCCAGAGATAAAGTCCGGCCAAACATGTCTGACAAAAGGTATGAAATTTTTTTCAGCAGAATTTAACTTTTTTAGATGTTCAGTAATTATTTGTTCTTGAAGCTGAACTTCAGTTTGATTAATCATTTTAAATTTTTTTATATATTTTTTTTATGGGATAATCAATATATTCATTCGTACGTATTTAGGGGTGTGTGTTTGTCTGGAATAGTGTTCGTAGCGAAAACTTTGGGACTCCGATCTAGTATTTAGGGGGTGCCCCCCGAAGGGGGGCTGCGACAAATTGTCGCACCACTAGATATAGTATGCGCGGAGCGCGGAGCGCTACTAGATGTAGTATGCCCCCGAAGGGGGCGCTAGATGTAGTATGCCGAGCGAAGCGAGGCCACAAGATGTAGTATGCCCCCGAAGGGGGCTGCGACATTATGTCGCATTGACATTGTTAATAAAGTATGCACCCGAAGGGTGCGACAATTTGTCCTATTGACAAGCAATAAAAAACCCCAGTTAGCGATGACTAAAACTGGGGCTTTGATTCGTTGACCGTGTATAGCTAATCTATGCAACCGCCAATTCTAAAGCGGTTTCCATCGCTTTAGTTTTAATATTATCTTTACCGTTAGTAAAAAAGTTATTCTTTAATCTACTATCAACATTATCAGAACCGCCACGTAAATGGTCTTCATTGTAAGTAATACAATTGAATGCTTTCCATAATGTGTCATTACGTACAGCGTTACCTGTATGTTGCAATTTGAAAGTTTTACCATTGCTTTCAATACGATCATGCCAAACACCATAACAGCGATTGATTTGCGTAAGATTAGAACCTTCTAACTTATTAAAAGCATCGTAATTACTACCTTCTTTTTCATAAGCAGGTAATAACTTTGGATTGTAAACAAGAATAAAATATTTAAGTAAATCGTTTTCAACAACTTGCTTATTATTCAAAACTTCCGCTTGTTCTTTATATTCTTGATTTGATTTTAATGCAGTATCAATTTTAGATTTTACTAATTCCTCAAGTTCTGAAGTGAATTCAATTCTATGAGTAATACCTACCTTAAATTGAGTATTATCTTTAAGTGCATTAAGAAAAGTATTTGAACACCAAACACTAATATTAGTTGTAAGTATTGATGACTTGTCACGACCCGTATGAAAATTATTAAACATAACATACGAATTTACTTGATCATCACCAATATTAAAACTTCCATTAGTTTTTGCTAAAAACGTAACATACTTGTTACGATCATAACTAAAGCAATGCTCAAATTTAATACCAGTTTGTTCCGCAAAATAGTCACCAAGTTTTGCAATACTTTCATTTTGCATTGGGTGATAACTATCAGTTAAACCAGATACCATAACTTCTTTATCATCTTTTACTAAAGATAATAATTTATCACTTTCTTGAAGTGATCCGTTGTCATCGGTAAACTGAACGGGTTTAAGATCAACTTGCCAATCTAATTCCGCATTACGCATTAACTGTGAGCAGTTCATATCTTTACCTACAGCATTGAATTGATGTAAGCCTTTACCTGTTAAATCAAGTAGGCTAGACCATTCAAAGTCTTTTATTTGTTTCATCATTGTAAATCTACTTTCTGCCATCGCTGATATTTTAATAACATAATTATGGGATAATGCAAGTATTAATTTAACCATGAAGAAATAAAAAAACCCCGCCGAAGGCGGGGCGAAGCCCCCGAAGGGGGTGCGACATATTGTCGCACCGTGACGATTTTACTTGACTAATAAGCGGGTGCGTGTCTTAATTTTTCCTCCTCTAATTGTTCTTCAAGCCATTCATCAGCTTGAACTTCTGCGTCCTTCGGTGTCATTGTTTCATTGACCGTGAAACAATTAACCTCTTTGCCATTGTTCCAAACATTAAAAGTATGACTTCTATTCCAATAAATAGAAATGTCATCGTCATAAAAAAACCATAGACCGTTATACTTTGACATATAAATTCTCCTGTCTTTTAATAAATTCTTTCACGGTGGCTAAATCTTTATCAAGTACATCTTCATCAAAATAATCATAATTAAGATTTACACGAACGAACTCAACCAGATTAATTAATGCCAAAAATTCTTCTTCTGTCATAATCTTCCTTTCTGTTGTCCCATATATATAGGAACACGGACACCGTGTCAATAAAAAAATGCCCGACTAATTCGGGCATTTTCTCACGGTCATGTTATTAAGGAAGAAACTACATATTTTATTTTCTTAACCGTGATGTTTTGGTAGACGAAGCAAAAATGCTAGGGCGACCAAACTCTTTTTTAAATTGTTTGTAATATGCTTTTATCACGGCGGGATTAGTTGCCTGTTCCAATGTAATATCCTTGAAACTGTGACCGTGATCCTTTGGCAAGTCGCCGTTGTTAATGGCAGTCTTAATTCTTAAATCTGGCATTTTAGTGCCTCCTTTCTTTGTCCTCCTCTATTGATCGGCTGATGGGAGGGAATCTGATTATGTCCTAACTATATAGGAAAGTTATCCCCATGTCAATACCTAATCCAGAAGAACATAATATTCATCTGGGTAATGTTTTCTAAACCAATCTAGACCGTCAGAGAATGGGGCGTCATATTTTCCCTGTGCCTCACTTCCTTTTATTACATCGTAAACCGATAAAGCGTCAGCGGGAAGATAACATTGTTCCTCGCTAAATGGATTTGTCACGGTCGCACCATTTTCATATAATTCGCAATCGTGAGGATAGTCCATTAACTTTTTTGTAAGTTTAACTTTTATCTTCATAGTCTGTCCTTTCTTTATTATCCTAACTATATAGGATAGTTATCCCCATGTCAAGAACTATTTTCGCGGAGCGGAGCGAAGCGTCGCGGTCGCAGAATCCCGCGAAGCGGGGTGCGACAATTTGTCGCAGGGCATTTCGTCGCGGTCATAGGATCGCGGATCTTTTCACGTGAAAACACCACCGCGAAGCGCGGAGCGTCGCCGTGACATTTTGTCGCAGATATACCACCACCTCCCCCACCCTATATGGGAGGGGTGAGATTTACCGCGAATCGCGGACATTGTCAATAGGACATAGTGTCGCAGGTAAATTTAGACCAAAAAAAAAGCGTCGCGGTCAAACTCTCATTTCTAGTGGTAAGGGCGAAAATAAAAAAGATTCTAAATCTTCCCATTTTGTTGGCGGTGGCAGAATTAAACTTTGACCGCCGTATAAAAAACCATGTTCCTTGAGTTCGCGTCCTTTGTCGCCGTCGTACAGTTTGAGAAGCTTTGATCTCGTATCACGGACAAGATAATAGTTTTTCCCACCATTGCGGAAATTGTTGTAATTCCATGAGATTTGTAACGGTGACAGATTTATTGAATTTTGCCTAATACATTTTAATTCAAGCCAAATAACCACGCCGTCGCGTATTCCGTATATATCTGGTACACCGCCACCGTGCCGATTTTCAATTCTAGACCAATGGGCGTCGATGTTTTTCATTATCTCACGCCCAAAGTTTGATTCTGGTTTAACTGTCATTTTTTCTCATATTGAGAAAGCACAGAATATATTACACCGTTTTTATTTTTTGCGACCGCGATAGTTTGTAAAGCTTCAGCAATTTTTAAAGCGGTTTTTTTATTTTCATGTCCCTCTAAATCGTGTAATGTGTAATTACTTGGTAAAGATTCATATTTAGTTTCTTTTAATACAAAATACATTTTTAATCCTTTCTTTAATTATTTATATCCTATTAACATGGGACAGCTTAACTGTCAAGCACAAAACCGCTATAATCTTTTCTTGCTTTACCTTTAGCAACCAAACCCGCAATAGTATTTTTACCGTCAAGAAATCGCAAGTCGTGGGCGTCAGCATTTACAACCCTAAATCCTTTGTACATGTTAGGAAGTTTTTTTCTAAATACGGCTGATATGTTTCCGCCTTTTTTTAGAATATCAAAGGCTTGTTTTTTATTGTCTTCATTGAGGCTATATAATAAATAATAATTACTTGGTAATTTGCCATTGACATAAGACAAAGCCCTATTATAAATTTTAGTATAATCGTACCATTGAATTGATTTAAATTCTTCCATAAGTCCTGTATTTTCCCATGATATATCCGAAGTTCCATTTAATCTTATACAAGGAATTAAATCTCTTTCTTTTGCTTTTGCTATAAATGATTTAATTTCTTTTCTAATTTTATCTAAAAATGTTTCTCTCTCTTGAATATACCACCTCGTTTTATTTATTCTTCCTTGTTTAACATTATCAAAAGCACCATGCCCCGCAGTATACAAACACGCTTTTTTGCAACCGTTGGAGGCTTGAGGGCAAACATTAAAACCAGATTGATTTGAAGGAGCAAGATATAATATGGCGGTTAAATAACCATATTTTTGACCTTTTATTGTTTTGGCGTTATTATCAACATTTAACAATTTTTGAGATTTAATAAATTTTAATTTCTTCATAAATTATCCTTTCTTTATATCCCAATATCATGGGAGTAATTATAAGTCAATCATAAATTTGAGTTTTAATTGTTCTAATACAACTTTCAATTCTTGATAATTCTTGGTCTATTAAATTTTCATTACTTACTTTACCCATATCTAAACACTTTGAATATGATCTAACTAAATGAATTAAATCCATATCTAAAATATTTATATGTTCGTCTTTAGATGTTGAATAATGTTGGTTTAATTCTTCATTGTGCATATCGCAAGGCGTTTTTCTTTTTTCTAAAACTTCTTGAACGTCTAATAAATCTTTTACTTTCATTTTTAATCCTTTCTAATATCTCCTATTAACATGGGAATAATTAAATGTCAATACCTATGATTTGGATAATTAGGTTTTTTAATTGCATATTTAGAATTTGGCGGTGGTGTATATCCGTTTTTAACTTTGTCGCGGTATAATGCGCCAAGCACAGAATTTTTCGATTTGTCAAACATTCGCCCCACTTCTCTCGCGGTGTGAGTATGCCACAATCTTTTTGCTCTTTCTATATTTTCATCAGTCCAAAATTTTTTCATTTTCAATCCTTTCTATTTATCCTATATACATGAGAGTTATCCCAATGTCAAATAAAAAATAAATTATTTTATTGTTGACTTTTACTTTACATGAGATTATATGGGATATTATTAACTTGGTTGCCGACAATGAAAAGTCTCGAAGGTTATCAGTATTGTCTGTAAGTTTTTGGAAACAGAAACGACAAAGAGATTTCAGTATCGACTGAGACGATACAGGCTAACGGCTATAAAAATATACCTGTCTCGATGAATTAACATCGTGAGTATAAAATATGCCAAGTTAATAAATGTGTTGGCAATGAGGTGTAGTCCTTACTCGGTTGATCAGAAGTCCGTTCTACACTTCCATACACAATAGCGTAAGCGACGGAGTTATTCGGATAAGTCTTACGCAAAATTATAGAAAGGAAATTATGACCGAAGAAGTACATTATCATAGTAAAAGTAAAGGTGAAGATATTCCTGTTTCTGAAATGTCAGATTTATATGTTCGTCGTGCTTTTAAGAAAATGATTATGAAAGAGAAAAAAAGAAATGATAATAAAGAAGCATTAAAAGTAAATATTAGAAATGCTATGATGTATTTAGAGAAAGCATTGGAGGAATAAAATTATGATTAAATACAAATGTAAATTAATACCAGATAAAAAATACATTAAAGATTTTTGTCTTACTTTTGAATGTGAAAATGAGCAAGACGCGGAATGTGAAACTTATGTACATTTAAAAGAAAATATTCAAGATTATTTTGATATAGAGGTAGAAGATGAATGAAAAATTATTCTGGCGACGCGTCGATAATTTAATTAAAATTATTAATGCAATTCAAGATGACATAGTATATAGAACTATGTGGGAAAATAAATTAAAAGAATTAATGCAGAGAAAGGACGTGTATGAGTGATGATTTTCAAATGCCAGAGTATTACAAATCAATTAAAAAACCACGAGCAGAAGAGGAATTAGTCAAAAGAAAATGTTTTCGTTGCAACAAAGAGTCAAAAATGGGCAAATTTGAGAGGTATTGCAGTCCTACTTGCAGATATCACGCGACACGGAACTATACAAGTGGTTATAAGGTGGGGTATTAATGTTTATTTTTATTTTTTGGAAACTTATTCTACTTATTCTTCTTCTTCTTTTTCTAATAAGTTTTTTGTAATGTCGGTAATTTCTTTAACCTCTACACCAATAGATTCGCCATTAATAACATTATGATCGCGTATTTCTTTCAATTTTGCTTCTAACTCTGGGCGTGACATATTATCAAGAGAAGCTGTTACAACCTCTTTTCTATCAACATAGAACCCCGCAAGTTGACCGCGACGGTATTCAGCATTTACGGCGGGACCCATTTGTCCGTTCGTTACAGCCGTATCGCGCAACCGTGACAGTTCTCTTGCGTGTTTGACAAAATCTATTTTACTTGCTTCAGCATACTCACGTTGAAGATTTTCAATAGCTATAACAACCTTTGGAAAATACTTGGGATTTCTTAGGTTACAAGCTTGTGACACAGCGGACTTTTCAGAGTACCCCGCCTGTTTTGCACATTCTGTTTGTGTTAGTCTTCCATTTTCTTTGACAAATATCTCAACAAAAGCTCTTTGCTTCGGTGTAAGCTCACCGTTTCTAATTTTAGGCATATTTTTAGTTTAGTACATTTTTTCACTTCTGTATAGTTTTTTATTTTTGAACTATATAATATAATATATTAAATTCATCTCAAAAATCTTATCTATTTTGATGGGATATATCCTATACTAAGGTTACGTCTGGTTACGTCTGGTTACGTGGTAAAAGTAACGTATTTATTGTTATTTATCAGTTGGTTACGTGTAAAGTTACGTGGTTACGTCATATTTGAGAATAAAAAAATATTTTTTTTTATTTTGAAAAAAAAACTTCTATACAAAGTGATTTTGTCCTTGACATTCCCATTAATATATATATAGTCCCAATTAAATAGTTATCATGCATGGTAACTGAGTATGGCTGAACAACAATAACAAAGTTGTAAGGCACATTTCTTAGAAAGTATGGTCAAATGACTGAGATTCTAAGAGGTGGTACTGAAGTACCGTTATCTTCTTAAAAGGTTGATTTGTCGGGAAAAGGTTGGAGGTAGTCAAAGAATCCTTCTGCTCAACACTTAGAAAGGATTATATGAAAACTAATAGATGGATATGGGAGAAAGTAAAAATAGAACTTACTAATCCACAAGGAGAAACTGTCACTCTAAATAGTGATAGTTTTGATGACTATACATTTGGTATTATATCAGAGGCAGTAGAAAAATATGTCGTTGATCAAGGAGGAGAACTAGAATGAACATATTTTTTTTAGACAAGACACCAGACGGATCAGCAGAAATGTTGTGCGATAAACACGTACCTAAAATGCTGTTAGAATCAGCGCAAATGTTATCAACTGCTGTTAGAAAGTATGAAAAAGAAACAGATACAACGCCACTTGCTGAACCAATATATAAATCAGCGTACCCTAATCATCCAATGACAATATGGGTGTCTGAAACTTTAGGTAACTTTAATTGGGCATTAGATAATGCGCTATGGATTAATAATGAATATCAATACAGATTTAAGAAAGAACATAAGTCCTTTAGAGTATTAGATAATATAATTAATTTTGAATTAATGGCGCATATACCAGACGGTGATATGACAACACCACCTCAATGTATGCCCGATGAATACAAGGACAAAAACTATGTAACAGCGTATCGTAATTACTACAAAGGCGAAAAAGAATATTTTGCTAAATGGGAAAAAGGCAGAAGTCAGCCAGAATGGTGGAACCAATGAGACAATTTGTCCATTGTCCGTGTTCCAAAATCATGGTATTAAGAACCTATGAATCGCAAAGACATAGAAGAGTTGTATGGCGAAGATGAACCCAACATGCTATTTGCTGACGGGTTCGATGCCGCGATTTCCGGTGTCATATGGGATGGTGAGCGAACACGCGTCGTATATGAAATGGAATCAATATTGGAGATTCTCACAGTTCGTGATAATATGACCTATGAGGAAGCAGTCGAATTTTTCGACTATAACATTGCGGGTTCCCACATGGGAGAGTACACACCCTTCTATTTGGAGACCTAGAAAGGATTAAGATGAAACCAATACACGATAACACAGTAGATTTGTTTTACGTAGCAAATAAACTAGTAGAAATATTAAAAGTAGATGATAAAGAATTACGTAAAGAGGTGGAAGAATTTAG